GTGCGGACGGAATGATTGTGAACCGTACTCGCAAATAACGTAGTACCGAATAGTTTCACCATATTCTTTTAAAAACCATTTTCTTAAACGACCTATATATTTTTTGATGTCATCATACCAAAGTATAGGAATAACAGAGTTATTTCGTATACCTCTTGAACGAGAGGGAAATCTACTATAATATTTATCTATACGTGAATAGTAGTCACGCAACATAGAAGCGGTATCAATAGTAGAAAAATCTGTAAGATGAAATGATTTAGATATTTTATCCTCTACAAAGTAAAAACTTTTAGTTCTCCTATTATACTTCTTAATAACACGATTGGGAATGCGTAAAGCATAACCGAAAGGATACATATAAGAAGTATCAATGTAGGGTAAATGTAAATCATCATACGTAACAGTAATAAATTCAACATATTTATGTTTAGATGCTTCTACCTCTAAAATCTTGCAAAGGTGTTCTTGAGCCGCCACACGACACTGAACACACTTGTGACAACCAACAAGAGTTAAGCCACGACGACCGACAACGGACACGGGATTATTGCAACGAGGAAAGAGAGCCATAATTATGTATTAAATAATTTACCGTTATAACAACTAATAATATTTTCTTTTATAATACGACCACCACTTTTAGAAAAATCTAAAGGACAATAAAGTTCAATAGTTCTCAAAGTGTCTGCTAAAAAAGGTTGAGCCATACCAGTACGATACGCTTGTTTACGCTGAATCTCTCGAATAACCTTAAGAGCAGTCAAATAATCTTTAGCAGTCATAAGCAAAAAAATTAAATACGTTTATACCATTGATACTCATGTTGCCAATTAACTGGCGAAGTAATCACAGAAGTGATAACAACAACACTAGGCAAAAACAGACAGACAAATTCATCAATTTTGCCATACTTGACAACATACTGAACACCGTTAACTTCAACGATGAAACAGCGGGATTTAATTCTCACCATAAGGCTTAAAATTTTTAGAACGGACAAAGCCGTCATGTTTAACAATAGTGGTATCAACTGCAACAATAGTAGTGCGACCACTAGCAACTACATTGTGAGACGTACTGCAAGACGTCAGAGTAGAGACTCCAAAGTAAGCAGCTATCAACCCTAGCGCATACAACGCTACTTGGATGATAATTTTTACTATTTCCTTTTTCACGCTGCAAAGATAACAAAAAGGTTATCAAACTACCAAATTTGTTAACGTTAATTAAGAATAAAGTTACTAAAGAACAAAAGTACAGTAATTAGGAATATGTATTCCTACTTTTGCCTACCTATAACAAGATAGTAGGAATTTTCAGGAGAAAATTTTCATAAAAAGGTAATTACTAAGGGATTAAAGACTTTTCCGCGCAAAGCTAAGGTTTTTCTAACAGACAAACCAGAATAAAGTATCTGTTTAGTTAAATTGCGTACGTACGTATAAAATGCGCACACACGCAAAAACAAACAGATACATTAATAGAATAATATAAAATTTTTATTATTTCATAAAAAAATATGGATTTTTACGGAAGATATTTATGTCTAATGAGAATTATTAGAAAACGTGTTTGCATTTATCAACGTACAATTAGCGGATATTTAACAAAGAAGATACAGAAAAAGGCACAAAGGGGTTAACCTTTGCGCCTAATCTATTATCTATAACCAGTAGGGCTATAATTAGGATTTTCACGATACGCATCAAGCCAAGACTTACCGCTGGGTGGTGGTGTAGGATCTGCACCAGTAGAAGAACCTTTGTTAAATCGAGGTTTAGGCGTGAAGTTACCAATACCATCTGAAACATTTTTGAACATACGTGTAACAGATTCACCACGCTCAAAGATTTTATCAGTATCATAACTATCGACACGCTTATTAGTAAGCGAAGTCTCAGACTTATACATACCGCTAAGAGAACGAATCAAATCAGGCTCCTGCATTAACTTATTCAACGACCACTCATTTTGCTGAATGTTCAAGTCAAGCAAATGCTTATAAGGTGTTTGACGCAGTATGTCTTCAGCCTTACCAATAGGCATTTTACCGAGCATAAAATCAGTATAATAACGTTGCATATCATTTGACATATGCTGACCCGAGGTCAAAGCACCATAATAGCCACCTAACTGCTTAAGATAACTAGCATTGGCATTAGCATTAGTAATAGCAGCGCGCCCCTGCATCAAAGCGGCTTGACCCTGAACAGTAGCAGCGTGGGCAAACGTTTGCTGAATAGATAGCCACTTACCATAATTTTCAGTCTGTTTAAGGGTATATTTACCCGCAGCAATATCACGAAAGGCTGATGCATAAAAAGACATTGTTTGCGCAACATTCTTTTCAACCTCTTGTGGCATGACATTGTAAAGACTAAAAGCCTTTAAGCGTGCATCATACATAGCATCAAAACCCTGCCAGTTAGCCAACTCTGCCTTAAACTGCTCTTGCAACAATCTATTCTGATACGTATCCATAGCAAACTTATAAGTCATTTTTTGCATATCAGTTTGAGATTCCATAAGTCCTTTCTGGGCCATATTAACACCCTCTATAGACTTATTGACATTCTCCTGAGATTTTTGCAAAGAAACAGACGCATCAACGGAGCGTGTAGTATTATAAGCAGCCAAACCACGATTAGCAGCATCACCAACAAATGAATAATCAGTAGGCATCATTTGAGCAGATTCAGCAGCAGTTGCAGAAGAACCACTACCAACATTACCACTAGCAGATACATCACCCAGCAAAGCATTAAGACCTGCTGCACGCAAATCATTAGCCTTAGCAGAAGAAGTACCAAACATTCGATACATCAATTCTTGCCAATCTCGATTTTTCTTTGCTTCCTCAGCATTAAACCGATTCTGTTCCTGCATAATACGATAGTTCATCTGGTTAACCTTATCGGTATTGTGTTTTCCAAAAAGACCACCAAGCAACGAACTAGCAACACCAAGAGCACCACCAACTAAAGCACCAGGAACACCACCAGCAACAGAACCACCAGCAGCACCAGTGGCAGCAGAGGTTAAGGCAGTACATTTGTTTAAACGAAAAGGAGCACCGCCAAAAGCGGCAGTACTCCTTAAAATTATATTAGACAACATAGGCAAAACTACTTAAAGATTTCCATTAAACGAGACTGAAATTCAGCATTATCTTTTTCAGCCTTTTCTTTTTCCTCTTTCTCTTTAAGAGCAACAGCAGCCTTATCACGAACCTCTTTATCCTTAATAGCAAGTTCTTTAAGATAAGACATTTTTTCACTAGCCGTTTGAACATAACGAGAGGGGCAAGAGTTGATTAATTCATCATCAGTCAAAGAGCCAAAAGTATCTTCAAACTGAGAACGAAAATTGGACGTATCAATCATAGGCTGCAAAGATTCCTTAATCTCTCGCAACGTCTGGGCATCAGCACGCAAGTTATCAATACGCTGCAACAAAGAAACATCGGTGTGAAAAGATGTACGCAAAGGGTTATTATTTTCATCAATAGATGTAACTTCATGTTGTATCTCCTCATAAACGGGAGGTACATAAACTACTTCATTTTTAGCTTTCATAATCAAACAATTTTAAATTATTTTGAATAAGGCAAACCGTACAGGCTAAATGGACGGACTGCAACACAAGTATTGACACTACCAATAAGTAACTTATCGTCATTTACAGTACCCGACCACTGATTTACAAAGATAGGATAAAGTAATGATGGACGACACTTAAACAAATCATCAATAGCGCCATATTTAGCAAGAGACGAATTGCCTATATTACGACGCCAAAGAGACAAAAAGGCTTCATCATAACCAGTAACCCAAGATGAGTAAGTTCCCAAAAAGCCACCCTCAAAGTAATCACGAGCACTCTTAAGTTCGGCATATCTAGGAGCATAACCATAAGTCATGGATAAATCGATAGGATTAGGTGAAGTTACAGGAGAACCCAAAGACTTACTTAAACCGATCAAAGGAGCACTCAACTCAACACGATACTGAGTTTGCATACCAATACTATCTAATTCAGGTATAGGAAAATCGGTAGAATCAGTCTTGTATAAATTACGGTCAATACCAACATGAGCATAATCAAGTTGTGGAACAGCACGATAGATACCAATAATCATACCGTAAGTAGTAGAAGTAAATTTACAACCAGCTGACAAATCACCAACACCAATAGCCTTAATTTCAGGTTCTCCACCATTCTGAAAGTTAGTGTTAACTTGTGGGTTAATACTCAAAGTTTTATCATCACCACCAATAAAAATAGAGGTACGGGCATCAACCTTTGGCTTAATACCAAAGTGTGCCAAAACCTGATTAGCAAAATCAGGGTCATTACTATTCTGAATTTCTCTATATTTCTGCAAAGCAGTAGCGGAACGCAAAGCAGAAATTTTCATAGACGAATTAGCAGTCAAATCACCCTTAAAACCAACCAAAGTAGAGCCGGTACTGGAAGAACGAACAGGAAAAGCGTAAGCACCCGAAGACGGTGTAGAAGCAACATTCTGTTTCTGTAAATTATCATCCGCCGTATTAGAACCGGAACTAAAAAGAGCACCTTTTTTCTTATCGGACGGATCATTTAACCATAAAAGAGCATCAGATCCATTCATACCAACAGGTACAGCAGACTCGTCACCATACTGCGCACGTGGTAATACCGAAGTGAAATAATCAATTGGAAGATTAGAATTTTCCAAATCAAGTAAAGATGTCAAAATACCTGTAAATGAAGAACTAGAAACAAAAGAAGTAGCGTTCATATTTGCCGTAGGCAAAAGATAGTCTATATTACATGTCCACGGCTCAAAAGGTTGCCACTTTTCATTACGATAATGATCATTGCAAATCTTATGATAAGCAAGTAAAGGAAAAATAGACAAATTAGGACTATTCTTAAGAGAGGAAGCTTCAAAGCCAGTAAGATTAAGGGCATAAGCAGACTTTTTAAAAGATTCAGAAGACCAAGTAGATCCCGCACTTACAAAAGCCATAGCTTGAGCGAAAACATCATACTGAACGGCAATAGAAAAATTACCGTAACCAAGAGACATCAATAATTTACAGGCACGAACATAACGATAACTATCGCAAATAAAAACATCAGAATAAGTAGACGAACTACTACAATATGTCTTAAACGCAGAAGCTGATCGTGAGCTAGTATTAGCTGCAAAATAAGCGTTAACAGCATCAACAGCGTGTGAATACATAAGGTTAAGCCAATAACCCAAATCAACATAAGAGATATAAGGAAGTGATGTAGTAATGGAAGATGCCTCTGTAGAACTACTAGCAAACTTAGAGATATTCTGCCCAGCATCACCCTTAGTCAGATTATTAACCTGCTGCTCGAAATATTTCCAAAGAGACTGAAAAGGAACAAAATAGTACTGGATGTTTTCACGAATACGAGTAAACGCATCAGTATTAAGGGCAGCAGTACGAGTTTTACCATTATACCCAATTTTAAACGTCTCATTAGGATTAACCCACTGAGTAAAAACTGGTAGCAATTCACCAACTTGAGCGGTAAACATGTGACGATGAGACAAATCGAAAGCATTACGATTTACCTTATTCTTGAGACGATGCATACCTAAAACTTTATTAGCCATAATATTTAATTTTTATATGAATCAACAACTTCACGGTGCTTAACATTCTCAATAAAAGCCATATTAGCCTTTTGTACTTGATTCTGAAAAATAGACCGTGTTTTTAAACTATTAAAATCATAAGTTCCAGAATACGGAGACATACTTGCATAATTCTCATAAGCAAATAAAATATCATTCTCCAAATTTTGGAAATACTGAACCATATTTTGATAATCTTTCCAAGATACGAAATCAAAACGTAATTTAAGACACTCATAAAAATCCAAACCTAAATAGGAGGATAACGTATAGTGATGAAATGCAGCATAAAGCAACGATTTTAAAGGGTTAACAGAATCGGTACTATTATAAATGGGTTTAGCAAAAGTAACAGCATACCAATAAACAGCACGAAACTGATAATTATATTTATATAACTCAGCAGTGGAAGACTTAAGCAACCAGATTAAGAACTCTCTTACTTGCCCGTCATCATAAATATCGCCTTTGGCAGCGAAGAAACGGCGGGCAACGTATACCACCGAACGAAACAGGGAAGAAGTTTCTGCAACATTAAAACAGGAAGAACCTGTAAATCTAACGGCAAGTTGAGAGTAATACGCATCGGACATGGAAATAGACCGTCGCACACCTTTTTTGTTAACAACATAATCTGTTGTAAGTGTTTCGAAATCTCTAGTCTTGAGTAGTTCTCTAACCTCTTCTCGGTCCTTTGAACCCAATAGGATCGAGTGAAAGCTCCTTTGTGGAAACTTGTCAAGCACTCTAGGGAAGTCAGAATGTTGTGTAAGATACTTACTAACATACTCTTGCATGTTGCCGTCTGTAACCTTTGAAGTCGTATCACCGTAGACCCATAAATCAGCCAAATCGAGTTTAAGACAAATTTCACGGGGATTTTCTTTGGTTGATAGGGGCAAAGTTCGAACAATCCTAAAATCTGATCGCGCTCTAAACGAATCGTGGAATAATAGGATATGATAATGCGGACGGAATGATTGTGAACCGTACTCGCAAATAACGTAGTACCGAATAGTTTCACCATATTCTTTTAAAAACCATTTTCTTAAACGACCTATATA